TAGGGGGTATTTAATATCTTAGTAGTGGATTGTGTGCGCCCTGGTACAATCTACAACTTATATTAGTAGTAGACTATTAGTAGACTATATAAACTATTATCTAATCATCTAATACATAATTCTCCTAGCTAATTCTTTATGACTCATCCTTTTACCTGCATGAACTCCAGCATGAACTCCAGCATGAACTCCAGCAATAGCAGGATGTGATCTTTGGCCTACCAGGTCAGGATTATCCCAACCTGCACTAACACCTTCACCATAGTAAGGCATAGCATGCATATCATGATGACCATAACCAATTGCTTTAGCAGCAGTAGCAATATTCTGAGCAATAGGATGAGGTATCTGACTAGCTATCTTACTAATCAGACTATGTTTTTTAAAGAACTCTCCAATTTTACCAAATACATTCTTCAATCCAGTCAAAAAGTTGCCACCTTTCATATCAAGAACCTCTCGCATATTATAGTAAGGTCTCTTATCAGCTGACACGATATCTTCAACAGTGAGTACACCAATACTTGCAAATGAAGCTTTATTTTGGATGACCCATGATCCTTCTTGAACAGTAACTACATATAAACAAGGAGTGATCGTTCTAGCTGATACATTAGTTACTTGACAAGTGACTTGTAATAATGATTGTGTCATTAAACCAGGGGCCATATCTGAAGGTAATCCAAGATCAGTAGCTAATTCAAGACAAATAACACTACCAACAGTTCCAATTACACTATAACCCCAAGGTAATTCAGGTTCAACTGGATTTTGATAAGCAATAGAATTACCAGACCATTGAGTAAAGTTCATATTGCAGCCATTTTTTCTGCAGATCTGATATAATTGTTGTTGAGAAGCACTAGCTAACTGTCCATTCTTATTCTGAAATTGAATACTAAGATTCCAGATAGACATAAAGGTATCAGTAGATGCAGTATTATTATACAAAGTACTATTATCTTCCCTAACATAGATATAGATTCTTCTAGGAATAGTAGTTAATTGAAGACTTTGGGAAACCATCTGCATATTATCTCCACTAGCTAAAGCAGCTTGTTTAAATGGATATCTGATGACTACACTATAAGGATAAGTAATAGGTTTCTCCATAGGTAAAACTTGAGTCTCTAAAGGAGTCAGATATTGAAAAGATAGTCTAGGTTGCCCTGTATTATCATGATTAGCAAATTGTGTGAAAGCAGGTAAAACAGTACCAGTTGGTAATGCCATAATCAAAGTAGGAAATCCAGCATTAACGCCAGTTAAAGGATAATTAGAACTTTGTGGTATACCACCATTGCCATTATTACCATCATCATGTGACCACATTCTTGTAGCAAATGACTGATTACCTAAGAAGGTAAAATTGAAGTTCATATTTGATACACTATAGAATCCTTGAGATTGACCTTCACCAAAGAAGAATGGTGATAAGAAGATAGGTTCACATAGATAGCAATCAATTACACCATACATCAAAGCACCATTAGGTATAACCATACCATTCCTAGTAGATGCTACTCCATCAGAATATACAGATTGAAGTATACCAACACCTCCAACTATATTTACCCATTCATTAAGGACAACCCGGTACCCTCCAAATCCTCCTCTATTAAGTACTCCCCCTTCAACACTATCACCATATTGACCCATAGGATTATTATTAGCTCCTTGATTAGCTGTGTAAGAAGATAAAGTATCTTGATATGTAGGAGTCTGTGAATATAATCCTTCAGCTAAATCTGGACAAGTATTATATCTGAGCATAGCTTGAGTAATATCAGCAAGATTGATAGTAGCAGCTTGATTATTGATTGTGACAGTTAAGGTATCAACTACATTATTCAATGGGAATGCTCTTAATGAGTCCTTCCCTTCTCTAAACACGCTATTCTGAACACCAGGAGGAGCACCAGGTCCAGCTAATGTTTGAGCCCAATCAGTTGGTACAGAATACACTAATCTGATAGGGAATTCAGTATATACTTTTCTATTGACTATAGTCATAGCTGAAGGAGGATTAGCTGCTCCAAATTGTACACTGCTACTACTAAAACTTGTAGTTGGATAAATGTAATATGTTTGCTGAGAACCAGATTTGATGATGAAAAATTCTTTTTGGGATTCTACATCAATAAGAGGATCAAAGACATTTACACACTCTAATGGAACTTGTGATAAGGACATATATTATATCTAAGCTATATATATAGCATCATAAAAAATAATAAATATATAGGTATATAGCTCAGAAGATGTATAATCATATTGAACAAGAACAGCATGATAGAGTCAATCAAATTATTCAGGATAAAATTCATGAAGGCTATAATGGCTTCAATCAGGCTACTGGAGGGTATCATAACACTAGAGTATCACCTTTCTCTGCTAAATTCTTAGAGCAAGCTGAAAAAGAACTACTAAAACAAAAACAAGAAGCTCAAGCTATAGATCAAAAGGAATATGACTATGCTCGTGAACATAATATAGGTAAGAATAAGTATAAGAAGCTGTATACAAAGGCTGTTACTAGAGAACTTGATTATAGAAAGCAACTCAAAGAATCTAAACTACAAGATAAACTCAAGGTAGGGAATGAACAATTACAAAAATTAGAACTAGGTCATAAGGAATTAGAGGATGACCTTCATATTCAACAAGGCTATCTCAAGCAACTAGAAGAGACTATAACTATCCTTGAGGATGAATATAATGATATATCTGAAGCTCATGATGTTCTAACTAGAGAGAGACTTGATATGATGGAGACTGATAGAAATAAGGATGATCCAGAAAGGTACTATGATTTAGGTAATAGACTAGCTATTCTCGTAGATAAAGGTGAACATATTGCCCATCAGATAAATAATCCAGATGATGGTTTCAAAGTACAACTTCAAGATAAGCAAGCTATTGTAAATGAACTCAATAAGAAGATCAAGGTCATCAAGAAGACCATCTTAAGAAAATCAGATGCCGTTAATATATTAAATGATAAATTGAAAAATCTAGAGGCTAATATAGAAGTACAACGATCTATCAAAAAGGATACTAAGAAGCTATTGAAGATGCCTACTACACAAAAGAGAAAGAAGATTCAAGAATTAGAGAGAGAGATTAAGCTCTTACAAGCTAAGAAAAGAGCTGTCCATCATCATAAGAAAGGAGGAGTATCAGCTGGAATACACACTGAACTCCATAAAGAGAGATCATGGCAAGCTCACCTCAGACATGTAAGAAAGGAAAACCCTGATATGCCATATAAGAAGGTTCAAGCTCTTGCTTCATCAACCTATCATAATAAGGCCTTAGTTAGAACTATGAAGCATCATAAAGCAGAAGCTAAGAAAGTTCATCATAAAGCTGGTAAAAAAACAGCTCATCAAAAAGCTGCTCATCATAATCCATGGATTATGCATGTTCAAGCTTATAGAGCTAAACACCCTCATCTCTCATATAAAGAGGTACTTATGCAAGCTAGGAAATCATATAAATAGAGTATTAAAAAAGCATATACTAATATATATGTCAAACTATATCAAGATCATCATCCCTAAATCCAATATATCACTAGATAACCTAGTAGATCTCACTATTAAGCTTTCTAAGCAGTATATCCTGACTAATAATGAACACAATTGGATGTTCAACCATAGAGTACTCAAGGTAGAAGAATACTATATTATAGCTAGAACTGCTCTCAAGATAGATGATAAGTTCATCAATATAACAGTCTACTATAGTAATCCTCAACACTCAATAGAAGTAGACTCTCTCGTATAGTATATAAGATGGAAACACTACATAAGTATGATATCATAGACCTTCAACATTTTTATAGTATAGAGCCAGCAAGCTACAACAAGATAAACAATTATTAAATTATGATATGCTGCTCTATAATATTACAGATCAATTAATAGGTATCAAGCTGGTCAAAAGAGATATCTCCATAAAAGGTATTCATATAGCTAAGATAATCAAAACAAACTACTCTTTGATATAGCATACTCTATCACTCATGATATATTGAGGATAACATTTAGATATCCTTACCCATCTACTCTTGCTTTCCATTATCTTCTTGCAGTCTTTTTTCCCAAATCCAAAATAGGTCTTCAGAGCATATTGTATTTGTTGAGCATTACCACTTTTAGGAAACACAGTTAGATACTGGCATTCATTCAATACAGTCCTAGCTAGCTTTTTAGAATTCGGTATAATCAAATGTGAGGTAACTATAATATAAAGCTTGAGCTTTCTACCTACCTCCATAATATCCTCCATGATAGAATTCACTATCTTTTGCACACTGCTATCTTGTATAGTATTAGTATCATCAAACAATACCATAGTCCCCATAGGAATATCCTTAGTTATATCCAAAGAGAAGTCTTTTAATTGATCGAGATCAACTTGGATCATAGGTATATCCTTCAAAGCAGGATCATCCTTAAATAGAGTTCTAGAGAACACTATAATAGGCTTATCAGGATTCAACTTATGAAACACCTTGATCATCTTACCAGCCATTGTTGATTTTCCACAACCAGATGGACCACATATATACTCTACAGTTCTACTGTCCATATTCAAAATAGGGACCATAATACCATCATCACTTATACTAATCTCCTTTCTAGGTATATCCCCTGATTTATCATCTAATACACTACAGTTTATACAGCACTGTTTTTTATTGCTGCATTTCATAGTATGATTGATACAGCAATTATCATCAGATGCTATACTCAATATCTTGCCATCTGATTTGCCACCTTGTACTAAACACAATGGAGTTCCTCTACTAAATGAAAACATAACTATATTTATAATACCCATATTTATTTATCAACATAAATATAAATATGCTGCAAGATAATATTGATGATATTACCCTAGATAGTCCTCAGAAGGTCATCTCTAAAAAGGATCGCATAGTATGTTTAGAATGCAAGAAGGTCTATCAGAAGCAGAATAAGACCAATCATCTCAAGTCCAAGTATCACCTATCTCATATTAATTGTCAAAAGAGACTAGTAGATATAGCCATCAAATACCCTGAAGAGCATAATAAAATCCAGGAAGAAGTTTATTATATATAGTATAATATACTATGTCTAGAGTCCAGTCTATCCTCTTCAAAAAAAAGTATTGGAATATGGCAGATGCCCTTAATTGGCTCTTACTTCATGATTATAGATATCTTAAGGTAGATGACACACCAACTATGTATAGATTTAGACAAGAAGATCCCTATTTATTCAACTCATTCAAGATCAAGAAGATCAAGCATGGTCATAAATCAATAGATTTGGTTATAGGCTTCACCTAGGTGATTATATAACTCTTTATATAATCACTAAATAATTCTCTAATTTAAAATATATCAGCTATACAATCAGCTCAGATAAACAGCTAGTATGATAGTAATAAGGTACATATCCAGTTATCATCTTAGACTTCTGTTTATCAAATGGATAGGTTATATCATATCTACCAGATATCATCAGATTGGTCTTACCTGTATAATCCCTAGCCATTCCTTTTTTATACTGCTTACCACATATGTTGCATGTATTATAAGGTGCTGCCTTCTCTAATCTACCTATTATAACTAGGTCATAGCAATATATATTGATAGGTCTTGATCTAGTTAGATGTTTGCTATATATAGAGCATATATAGCAATCGTACTTCTCACACTTAGTCTTCATGATATGATCTGTATTGATAACATGGATCTTGTCAATAAATCTCTTCTTAGTATAAGAGTTATTAGTCAAGATTAGACTGAATACCTTATATAGGATAGGAATCATTAGGTCATGACATAAGTTAGCAAGGATGATCTCTCTAATAACACACAACATATTGGCTGATTATATAAACTATTATATAATCAGTTTAATTAAAAACTATATATCGGCTATATGGATACCAAAGAGTTCATCATAACAGGTCTTATGATAGATATGCTTCTTATATGCTATCTTATCTATATGTTTAGTATGATCTAGATATACCCTTCCTAGATGATATCTAACAAATGTATTAGCTCGAACAGATTCATCCGTTATAATAAGATGAGTACAATAGAGACATCTCTTTATCAATTCATTCTTATAAGCCTTGATATATATCAAGTTTTCTCCCTTAGGATGAAAACAACCAGCATTAACATAGAACATACTGATAGTCTTAATCTCTGTTGATAGTAATCTATACCATTCTAGATAGATCAGTTTACATATATCATCTATCAAAATATCATCAAACATATATCTAATTAAACTCAACATGATTATATAAGTATATATATAATCATCATGACTACTATTAAACAATATATTAGACCACAAGAACAACTTAGAAAGGATACAGCTGTATATGGTATTCATCAATGTATTTCAATGGTTAGACAATATGGTCCACATTCGCCTAGGAGATGCTTTGTCTACACTAGAGCTCTAAGTCAGAAATGCTGTTATCATTCTAGATATCCTATCAAGCAGACAGAACAGATTGACTTCTTTGGTAGACTAATTAGATGTGATCTACAGAATAAGACTATAGAATCAGAGATGAAATTTGGTCAAGGTATAACATTAGCTGAAGAGCTATAAGGTGATTATATAAACAGTTATATAATCAGCTATTACATCTTATAATTAGTCTTTGGTCTATAATTATGGCTATAACCAGAACCTACCTGGTAGCCAATTTGAGGATTCTCAAAATTATCCTTTTTTTGTGAAGCATATAGATCCTTATATAGCTCCTTCTTCACAAAAGCCAATTTTACATTAGCTTGTTGACCAGCGTTGATCATCAATGGCCAATATGTTAAGTACTGATCTTGCCAGTATACCTGAATATCTATAGTGTTAATAGGAGTATCACTATTCAGGTTGATCAATCTATATTGACTAGAAGGGGTATAATAAGCTATATCTCTATTATTACCTCCTGATGATAGATCTAGTACGAAATCAGTCAAAATAGGTATCTGATTACTGTTAGTTTGACCTGCAGTTAAACTAGGTAGATACTCTTCATTAACTGGGATAGACCCGGTCGTAAAGAATAACTTAGAAGACGCGGTCCAAAATGCCATAGATGAATAGGTCTGCCTATATAGATAGTAAGAAGGAGGACTAGTAACTGTAGTCCCTGGAAATGCATACCCTTGCTCTAAAGTAGGATATACTTGATGGACTATACTAGATATGATTACAGATTTCTGTAGTCTGAATATCCAATCATTCCCATTTACATTACTGAAGCCATTAGTGATATACTCAAAGGAATCAAGATATACCTTCAAAGCATTATTAATATAGATAGTAGGTAGTGCAGTCAAAGGAGACTGTAAAGGTAAAGAGAAGACTGATGGAGCTATCAAGTTAATCAACTGAGTTAGTGGATCAAAATAGAAGAATGGAGGAGTATAACTAGGAAATACAGCACCAAGATTACTAGCATTCCATGAAGCCAGAAGAGCAGCATTAATCATATCTAGTACTACCTGATAGTTATATATGAAGAGAGAGTGATTAACTACCTGGTTGATTTGATTTTGAATAGGCAAGGCTAATGGTCCATTATCAGTATAGATCAAACTAGTAGTATTGAAATTACCTACATTACCATTAGATACTCCAATTTGCCATGGAGTCAATGCAGGATTACCTTGATTAGGCAAAATAGGACATATCAAAGCAGGTATACTTGAAAGAGGTAGATTAAATCTAATCACAGAACAATAGTAATCTGATGCTTTAGGTACCATATCAGTAGTCCTAGTTGTATTATACCTCAATTCTTGAGGAGGTTGATTACCAGTAGGACTAAGGAAGTCAATATTAACATATATGTTATCTGATGATGACTGAGACATCTATTATTAGTATACTATATATGAGTATCTATAATTTATTTGATCTTCGGTATCTTGTAGCCATAAACGATGATACAGATTGAAGAAAATCAGCTCATTTAGATCTATTATCCATTGAATTTTGTATACGAATATAAAACTATATAAAAAATCAATCATCTAATATAGTACTAATATAATGAATGAACTATTAGCTAGATTGAAGAAGGTAGCCTTATCTGATACTCAATTAATGGGCTTAATTAATAACAAGGCTAATATAATACTCTATCCTGATTTATGGCAAGTAGACTCTATAGATGATATATTGAACCCTTATGGAGCTTGTATCATCTTCTTTGAATCGGATATCAAGGATAATGCTAGATTTGGACATTGGTGTTTACTCTTCAAGTTAGATGATCATCATCTTGAATTCTTCAATCCTTATGGTGGATATCCTGATGACTCTCTCAAGTATATTCCTGATGATCTGAAACACTCTACTCATCAAGACAAGCCATATCTATCACTCTTACTATTAAGATCTCCATATGATCTATCCTATAATGAGTACAAGTTTCAACATGAAGCAAAAAACATAATGACTTGTGGTAGACATGTAGCATGTAGACTCAATAATAGAGATCTATCCCTTGAAGAGTATCATAAGATGTTGATCACTTGTTTAGACCAATTGAATAAGAAGCTCAATAAGAAGCTCAATTTTGATGATCTAGTCTCTATACTCACTAGCTAGGTGATTAGCCTCATTTTCAATGAGTCCTGTAGAGCAGTATAATCAGCTATATAATCAGCTATATATAATAGCAGGAAATCCTGCTACTATAGATTCCATATCATTTGAGTATAGAATGATCGATTTTTGGAGGGATCACTTGTGTAGCCCCCCCCATATATGGAGGCTAAATTCTACATATTTTGTATACAAAATCATAGTTTTTTTCGATCAGGAGAATTCCCGCTATTGAAAAATAAATGAGATGGAATTTTGATAGTACCACTAGCTGATTAGCCTCATTTTCAATGAGTCCTGTAGAGCAGTATAAGCTGTTATATAATCATCTAGAGTAGTACTTTATAAGGACCATATACCTTACCTAATTGATAGGCCTTCTGACCTTCAGATTGAGTCCTATATCTTAGAGCTCTATATAAGTCATCTATAGGACCACCTCCTTTAAGATGCAGTTTAGCCTTCTCTAAAGGATTCACTATAAAGGAATCAGGTCTTCTGATGATCTTGGTATCATATGTTAGATGATCTGGTAATAACACTCTATTAGGAGGATTCAATACAAATTCATTAAGATCTTCTATGGTCTTATAGGAGATTACGTATTTCATCTCTGTAGATATAGTGTTCAATAGATCTAGCTTATGAGGGAGAGTTGATCTAGAATTAACACTGTCTATCATCTCACACCATCTTAATAAGCAATCATCTGATAGGAAGCCTATACCAGCTAGTCTACTCTTGATCTTATCAGTAGCTATAATTAGTTGATCAGTGATAGCTGACTCGCCATATTTCTCTAGAACCAAAATAGTGGTATCTATTTCATGCTTGTTTTGATAAAGGGATGAAACCAGAGTAGCTACAACTCCTGTTATCCTATCTAATAGTCTTTCAAGAGAAGGGTCAAAGTTATCACCTTCTTGATTCTTGACTTGTCTAAGATAAGCATATATCCTCTTGACCATCTTGAAAGGTGAATAGTAGAGATTAGAGTAATAAAGCTTCTCTATATCAGCCTTTAGAGTAGATGGATCATTATGACTCTGTATATCTATTGATTTGCCATCTTTTACATAGCTTAGAAAATATACATTGGTGACTTCTAATAGCTTGTTATTCAGATAGGACCATGTATCTATCTTGACTAGAGAATTCATCTTCAAGCCTTCTACAAAGTAAAACTTGATATCTCCTATTAATAGCTTCCAACCTTGTAGGACCTCTTTAGCTTCCCATCTAATGATATAGTACTTCCTGATAATAGATGAGACTACATCATAATCATCTCCATCCTTATTGGTCTTCAATAAAATACTAGCTAGCTGATTATAGTCATCATTATATAATAACCCCCTAGCTAGTAGATTAGCTAGCTTATCATTTATGGATCTAGGTACTGAGTAGATACCTTCTGAACAAGTACCTATATCTATATCAAATCTCTCATCTACTCCACATTTGACTTCAGAATAGTACTCTAATGGGGTAGAGAGTACTCTTTGGACTATCTTCTTGAATGATTGATAAAACTGTTTGGCTATAGTTGATAGATCATGTTTACCCTTATAGATTTCGAAGATGTCTATATCAGCTGCATAGAGCTGATTCCTATAGATATATGAACCAAAGATATCTACTTCATCTGTCTTCCTAGCTGTTAATAAAGCAAGCTGTTTTTTAGCTTCTAGAGGATATGAGATCAATGGTCTCCTTTGATATTTGGTATCTTGAGGATCTACAATATAGTCTTTTAGGATATGCTTGAATTCTTTGGACATCTATATTTATTTTATTTTGTTGAGTCTATATATAGTGTAATATATAGACTACTAGATAAATATGTCGATCTCATCATTATTTTGTCCAAACGACTATAAGCTATATGCTGCTGAATTTATCACTGATAATCCAGTTAATCCTGGTAATGTACCAGCTATGTCAGCTAATGCTATACCTAATGCCTTATTAGTAGTTGGAGGAGCTGGTACTGCTATAGTATCAGCTACTTGTAGAACTGTTGCAATGCCTATTATAGGTCAAACTGCTAGCTTTTCAACTAACACTATAGATTTTATAACTCTATCTGCTCCAAATCCAGCTAATCCTGCCCAACAATTAGTTCAAATAACTGTACATATTCCTCAGTTTACTATTACAGCATTATCGGGTACAGCAGCTTCTGTATTTACTATCGGGACGCTTGCTGCACCAGTTGTTCCATTAGCCTTAAGACCTTCTGGTTTAGAAGAACCTGTATGGGCTGTAATTATGCAAACTAATGCTACTGGACCAGTTTATACTGATATTATTGTCAGTGTTCAATCTAGTGGTATATTACAATTCAATATACCTGGAGCATCGACTACTTACGCAAATGGTTCAGCTATAACAGGAGATGCTTGTTTTACATACACACTTGCTCTATCTTAACTAATTTCTTATGTCTCCATCTCTTATTAGCAGTAGCTATCTGTTTATAATGCTTAGAGTTATGCAATGAGCAATACCCATCTTGATTCATGGTATATCTATGACATCTCTCACTACTCTTATAAGTGTGTTTACATAAAAGGGTCTGTTTAACTTCTACACTATCCATCTATTATACTACTAGTTATATAATCTCTTATATCAATTATTTTTTATTAAAGAGAATATCGAGCCTATTATATAAGTGATTATATAATCAGCAATATGGAGTTAATATATGATCTACAAAAAAAGAGAGATAAAGAATTAGGTTATTCTAAGGATAGATCTAGCTTGATAAGCAAGCATAAGAAACTAATACACTCTGAGAAGCATAATGCTAGTTCTAAGGTATTGATCAAACAAATAGATGAAGCTATTAATAAGAAGTATGATAAGGTATTGGCTAACTCTTTACCAGCTATCAAGAAGGTCATAAAGGCTAAGGATAGACTAAACAAGAGTGTAGAGAACATGATCAGATTGAATAAGAGAGCGATAGCTATGGATCAAGTAGTGGATAGATTACTAGCTTATAACTTGAAGACTAGCAATAAGCTGCTCTCTATAGATTTGATCAAGTCTAGATATAAGAACACCAAGGGTGATAGAAATAAACTCAATAAGGCTCTAACTAAGAAGATACCTATTATCAAAGGTGAGGACTTAACTATGAGATACAATAAGCTAGTCAATGCTTTATACTCTCAGTATAAAGCAGAAGATAGGGTGAATAGAATGGTATATTCTAAGACTATAGATCTTATGAGACAAGGATTTGATACCATTAGAGTAGATGGATCCTTTGATATACTAACTAGTGAGTCAGAAGGATGGACTCAATTGTATCATACTATTAATGAATCAGTTCCTTGCTATGTACAACTTATAGTATTCTCTGGCGCGAGTTCATATAAGGGAAGACAAATTAAGATAGAACACAAAATGGACTATAAGGATCTCTTTAAGAAAGCAGTTGATCATCTATTCCAGTTATATAATGGACTATCAAATGATGGATCACCTATTCAATCTATGGTGTGTACTATTACTCCATTTGGAGATAATCAAGGCTCTACTATCAGCTATCTAGCTAACTTAATAGATAGTAATAAGCAGTATAACTGTTTACTATCATTGATAGCTAGTAGTGGAATAGACATTAACCCTTTTCTAGATGCTTATAAGATATTCGATCCAGATTCTGAGCAATATAGGAGTATGCTAGATTGTGGTCTTGAGAAGATATATAAGGACAACCATAGAGAGTTTACAGTAGATGATATCATACCCTATGTGAATATACCTATATCATGCAGGTCTATAAGTATACTATGTAAGATTTTAGATATTAAGCTAGAGGTCTTTACAGGTCTCAAGAAGTATATCAAAGGATTGAAACCAATTAGCTCATATAATACTCATGGGTATCATAATCTGAATGTTGTAGTAGAGAATGGGCATTGTAATAAGGTGATAACTAGCAAGAAGATAACTAGCTCGTGTATAGTAGACAGCTTCAAAGAGATCCCTTCTAACTGTTGTTATATAGAATATAGCGATAAAGGGTTCATTAACTACTACCTAACTCCTATAGATGATACCTATTGCATACATAAGACCTATGATGAGACTATATATGGGGTAGACGATCTCCTATGTATTGATGATAGTAGATGTTTATACAGGATGATATGTAAAGAGTATAAGCTAGTTAAGCCCCATCCTATTATCAATAAGGTACTCAAATCTAGTGATGTCTTCATAGGTATGAATGTTATAGAACAACTTGATAGCTTAAAGCAATACTATAGGTATGATATCAACTCTTGTTATTCATCATACTCAACTAGTCTATACTATAAGGGATTTCCAAATGGCTTGTTATATACTAATGACTGTATAACAGATTACACTTGCTTTATAGTTTGCTCTAAGGTAGTCTTCTTGGACTCAATTAGAGAGAAGCTAGAATGGCTGGGTATAATGTTGAGTACCGGGTCGTGTATAACATTATTAGACTACTATAAGTATAGGGATCTTGGGATAACTATAGAGATAGACTATGTGATAGATACTGATAGATGGGTAGATATCAATATGCAAGAGATCATGCTAGAATATGGTATGAAGGATTGTAAGAGTACTAGAAATTCATGTATTGGATGGTTTCTATGTGGAGGAATATCAGAGTCTCTTCATAGGAATATCAAGATCAAGAATGAAGCAGAGTATAAGATGCTGATTGAAGATTGTACTAGAAACGGTCTCCTATTTAGTAGAAGAGATGATATCCTATCAGTTGATATACCTAAATCTGAAGATCATACTGAGGCTATGCTCAATATTCATTCTTACTTCATGTCTTATGCTAGATGGAAGCTAATAGATGGATTGATGCTTGAAGAGTCTCTTGGTAATAGATGTGTAGGGTATAAGACCGATATGCTGATATTCTGCAAAGAGAGTACTCTATTGAAGGTAGATAATAAGATGGGTAATTGGAAACTAGAACATGGAGATTTGAATATCCAATGGTATGCTAAGACTAGAACAGTATATAGTATAAAAGATAATACAAGTAATCTGATTAGTAATAACAAGCTACCTATGATCAGGTATAAGAGTAGATGTATAGAAGGTCCAGCTGGAGTTGGTAAGTCATATGAAGCTAGGACTTCTACAAGTATTAGTACAGTATTATGTTGTCCTACTTGGCAACTAGTCAATGATTCAAATTGCAAGATAGCTAGAACAACAGAGTCTCTATTTCATCTCAGTAAGTCATATGAAGACTTTCTAAAGCTTGGTATCAAGATGCCATTGTTAATCTATGTAGACGAATGCCCCTTATTATCTAGTAGTGAACTAGAAGAGATGAAGAAGAGAGCTAAGAATAGCATATTCTGTTATATATTTGACTGGTGTCAGAAACTAGGCATAAAGGAGTGTGTTGACTATAAGTGGTTCATTGACCAAGGTTGTAAGATAGAGACTATTATTAGACATGATAAGTGTAGAGTTAATAGAGAAGATGGAGAATGGCTTGACTCATTGAGAGGACTACCATATAAGGAGATAGTTGAAAGAAGTCTAACTAAGCTAACTGTTATAGACTCTATAGACTCTATAGACTATAATTGTTGTAGTCTAGATAAATTCCCTCATTATATATCTGGTAGTTGGAAGAAAATAAAGAGATTCAATAAGCAGTTTGAAAGCAAGATGATACCTTGTGTAGATCTAAAGGTATCATGCAGAGGAGGCAAAAAAGAGAGGAAGAAGAGTATGAAGTCTATAGACTGCGAGAGTATATGGTGGAATAAGAGTAGTATGAATGATAAGTGCTGTCTTGAAGATGTAGTGTGTAAGCATACTTGTATACCAGATATAGGTATGACTGTAGATAGCTGCCTAGGAAGTACTCTGATGAGACCTGTGTTGATTGACTATAAGACTCTAATAAGAGGAGATAGTCTATATATAGCATTAACCAGGACTAATTTAAAAAATATATATTTGATAGATTTATAGAGGATATAATATAGAGTTATTATGAGTATATCGAGCTTATTTTGTCCTAATGATTATAATATTTATGCCAATTCTGTTAATACTCTTGATGTAGAAGGCATTAACTCAATATTAAATATAGGTACTAATACTACTGAGACTACAGCTATCCATATAGGTCATGGGCCGTCTAATCCTACCCCTATATTGATTGATGGAGTTCCATTTCCTGGTGGTTATGTCTCATCAATTGGACCTATATCCTTAACTGCAAATAATGATGGTTGTATAGATACAGGTGGCGTGTTTCAACTATGTACAACATCTGCTACTCAAGGTGGAGTATTAACTAATGGTGCACAACCAATAGGCGGTTTGAAGACCTTTGTGAATTCTATTCAATTACCCTCAGCATATGGCAATGTAGTATCTAGTCCTCAAGTTATGACTATTGATAGTAGTGGAAATATAGGTAGTGAAAATTCATCTGCAATATTGACTTTAGGACCTTTTGGTAGTACACCTAATGCAGATGGTTTATCATTAGTATCAGGAGTCTTAAATATGCAACCAACTGATTCTACACATCCTGGTGGAATATCTATTGTAGCTCAAAATATAGCTGGTGATAAGACTTTCATCAATAATATCAATGGTAGTGAGAACATCAATCTACCTGATACTTCTTCAGCAGCAATAGGGGTATTGAATATAGGTAGTATGAAAGTACATGATTTTTCTCAAGGAACTAAGACAAATACCTTTGTAGGAAACTCATCAGGTAATTTTAGCATGACATCTTCAGCTATAAATAACACATGTATAGGTGTAAATACAGGGGTATCATTAACAACTGGTTATCAGAATGCTATGATGGGGGCTAACTGTGGTATGTCATTGACTACAGGAGTTGATAACTCATTGGAAGGTTATAATGTTGGTAATAGTTTAATAAGTGGTAGTAATAACACGATACTGGGTAGTAATGCTTGTGAGTATTTAGTATCGGGTAATAGCAATGTCATGGTTGGTAATAATTGTGGTGATGCATTAACTACTAATGAATCTAGTAATATTTATCTTGGATTTGATGTATCTGGTGTAACAGGTGAAAGTAATGCTACTAGAATTGGGGTATCCCAAGTATCATGTAATATATCAGGTATATATGGCAATAGTCCATCTAGTCCAAGTATGGTAATCATTAATAGTACTGGTACTTTAGGCTCACAGGCTATTCCATCTAGTGGAGTACTGAGTCTTGCAGCGGTCGGGAGTACACCTAATGCAGATGCTGGAACAATTACTGGGACGTCATTAACAATACAACCTGCAGATGGTACTCATCCTGGTGTAATGACAGCTTTAGCACAATCATTTGGTGGTAATAAAACATTTAATAACAATGTGACATGTCAACAGAACCTTAATCTATTAGCGACTACTTCGAGTACAGTAGGTAATATAAGTATAGGAGGATTAACACTATCTATGTTTGATCACTATAATCTAGGAACTAACATTTTCTTGGGAAATCCAGCAGGTAATTATACAATTACTGGAGCGAGTAATATATTTATTGGCGACTCGGTAGGAACTACATCAATAAATCCAGCATTTAATGTAGCTATCGGGAGTCAATGTTATCAACAGTGTACTGGTGGACAAAGTAATGTTATTATAGGGTATCAAGCAGGAGTAGCGATGACCGGGGCTGGTTATAATACTATACTTGGTTCATCAACAGCTAGTTCAATGACACAAGGAACTTTCAATGTTATTCTTGGCAACGGTGTAGCTCCTCATTTAATTGATGGAACTAGTAATGTTTTGATAGGAAATAACTATTCATATGCTAGAAATTATACAGGTAGTGAAACTAACAATGTATTGATATTGAATGATGGTAATACGGGTGAAAGTAATGTCATTCGTATTGGGGTTCAAGGTGTTCATCTATTATGTGCGATTGGTGGTATATTTCTGAGTAATGTAACATCTGCTAATGTGAACAACCATATTGTAGTCTCTGATTCAAATGGAACATTGACTGCATTAGAAAACTATAATGCAAATCCTGCAAGTGGCAATACTATTGGTTTGGGATCTGCAACTATATTGACAATGACTATTAGAGGGGTTTCAGTTTTGACTCCATTTCCAATAACTATGGATTTGAGTTGTGATACATGTATAGTATGCTTACGTATTCCACAGTTCTCGATCACATCTGCTAGTGGGTATACTAGTACAGTTATTACATTTTCACAACCATTAGCTGCTGGATATAGACCATTGACTTCAGTTTCTTGGCAAGTATTGATGGTAAGTGGGGGTGTAATTAGTTCTGCAACTAATTACTTTAAAATTCAACCAAATGGTGTTATGACATTAGTTACTAATACTATTTGGCCAAGCGGTAATCCATTTGGACTACAAGATGACATGACCGTTAGTTATTTAGCTTCTGTTTAGAAGACTACTTTATTAATTATATATATATTGTTTTAAGATTATGATTATGGTAATATAGAATCATGGATGAGAGTAAGATCATAGATAACTATGCTGATATGCAAGAATCTACAGTTGATAATGGTGTATGCTTAAGTACAGTAGAGATTAAAATTAAGAGTCTTGAAAAGGAAGTATTAGCACTACAGACTATGAGTGATAAACAGAGAGATGTTATCTATACACTATCTGAAAAAGTGGATGCTATACTAGAAGGTTTCAAAGGATTAAGTGATATGATAGATGAGCATAATAACTAAAGGAATAAAAGTATATGCTACATAGTCTATTAAGAGAGAGTATTATAGTTGTATGTGATAGATATGGTAAGGATATCTGGTCAATGATAAGAAGAGTCTATTATGATCTAGTTATCAATAATTTAATATCGAACTTGACATATAAAGGAACATTGACCTTTATAGTGATAGAAGTGAAGTCTATAGAGTCTATTAGAGCTAATAATGTGTATTCTACTTGTGCATACTGCGGTAGAAACATAAGTGATGATTTTAAGAGAAATACCTATAGAGCTCTATTTAAATGGAGGAAGGTATTAATGAGACCTTTCTGGGATCAAGATGATTATCATATATTTTGTTATGAGATGGTATTTGGATTTCTGCCTGACTTTTGTATTGGTTAGATAATAGTATTCATAGTCCACTAACAATAGTCTACTAATAGTCTACTACTAATATAAGTTGTAGATTGTACCAGGGCGCACACAATCCACTACTAAGATATTAAATACCCCCTACACACCTATAATAGTATAATCTGCGTACGTGGGTACAGCATATATCTCAGAGTATTATAAGTACAGGTAAGAGATGAAATTATATTTTTTAGTACCCTCTAATAATATAATGTGTTTTTTGTAGTATTGTAGATTGGCTCAGTTTATCTTTGGAAGGCTTGTAGCGAGTTAAAAAAGGTGATTCATAGAAGGCTTTGTTGGGCTGAAAATCGGGAGTTAAATGATATCTAAATTGTGGATTCTTATAATATCTATTTTTTTGTAGTGTTGTAGATTGGCTCAGTTTGTCTTTGGAAGGCTTGTAGCAAGTTAAAAAAGTGATTCGTAGAAGGCTTTGTTGGGCCGAAAATCGGGGGTTAAATGGTATCAAAATTGTGGATTAACATAATAATATCTATTTTTTTGTAGTGTTGTAGATTGGCTCAGTTTATCTTTGGAAGGCTTGTAGCGAGTTAAAAAAGTGATTCGTAGAAGGCTTTGTTGGGCTGAAAA